AAAAAAAAAAAAAAAAAAAAAAAAAATAAAAATTAATTTTAAATTTTAATAAAAAAAAAAGAGTAAAAAATAACTTAAATAAAAATTATAAAGATTATTAGATACTCTTTACAGGAATTGACTAGGATTCCTAACCTTAATTATTGTTGTGATTACATCCGGATGTCGCGTGACATCTATGTGAAGGAAACCTATTTGGATCATTATAGTTATATATAACAACCTTATTGGGATTCTTCTGAGTTATCACCATTGTTGAGTTAGTGTTCTGCGCTTGATTTATCACAGAATAATTCATGTAATTACGATTGGAGGTACCATCAGTTAATGTCATGTATGAACATCCATTTGTAATTAGGATAAATAATATCCCTACTATAAACTTAACCACCCTATCTACCACCATATCCATGTTATTAAAATTTAATAATATTAGTACAATCTAAATTCATTGGATGAGGAATGCCATACGTCATTGTATATCTACCATACTTAATCCAACAAGGAAGAGAAGATAGATGCTCTATATGCTTATTATACACCTTATCATGATCATATCCGTAAACACCATTTGATGTTCTGCAAAACATAATCAATTCTTTTCCATATCTTTTCTGATCCAATAAAAAATAGTTTCTAATCATTTTTTAAAGTATTTATGTATCTCTTCTAACTCATCATTCGCATCAGCTAGGTTTCTAATAGCATCTATTGCGTTGTTGTAAAAATCATCAGTTGAGTGATCACCAATTCCTACAGGATGTTTTGTCATTAGATCCAACGTTAAAATTGCCTTGCTTTTTTTTGATAATGAATTATGTAAAAGCATATCGTAAAGTTTATTCTTCATTTTGCTCATTTTCTTCTTCTTCTTTTAATCTTTGTTCTTTAATCTTTTTATATTTTGCCCTAGACTTGGATTCTCTTGAGGAACACCAATCTTCTACCTTAGTAGAAAAGAACCAATCGTTATCAACAGTAATAGCTTTATTAAAATCACCTTGAATTATCTTATTAATGTTTCTTGATGATGGTTCATCACTTTTATTTTTATTCCTTTCCCTATAAACCCTGTTATAGTTTTGGTTTCTGCACTTTATTGAACAGTATTTCCTAAGTCTACCAATTATTCCTTCTTGCTCTTTCTTCTCAAAAGACTTATTACAATTCACACAAATCATTTAGTCTTCGGTTTGGGATTAGGGTTAATAGCTTCAAACAATCCTTTTAATACATCTTCGTCCATATTTATTCTGTTTTTGATTAATAATACTCAAATCTAAAACCCATGCCGGACAAATCCAAAATTATCTTTAAAAATATTATATTTTGATTTATAATCCTTTTTTACTGAAAAATGATTAATACCCTCAACTGCCTCAATGGGTAGCACATACCAAGAATTAAATATTTTAAAATAAATAGCAAACCAATCCACCTCATCTTTTGTGTAATCAATTTTAACATGACATTGATTGTCTTTCTTTTTTAGATACTCTGTAGACTTCACTTGGACACGATGTAAGACATTATCTACATCAATGATTAAATCATACCTTGTGTAATGTGAAAATGGCTTAGAAACGATGTATCCCTTCTCCATGCAATGTGTAGCGAATAAAGACTCAGAATACTCTCCTAATTTCATAATATATTTAGTCTAGATTCATTCTCCTTGTCAATAATATAAGTATCCCGAACATACTCACCCAACTCTTTACCCAACTCTGCTCTTAAATGTTTATCTAAGATTAACTCTTTCATTGAATTAACCCACTCATCGCTATTACTACATAAATCAATATTAGCCTCTGTCCTATTGTATGTTATTATGTCGGTACCAATAAATGGGGTATATTTTGCTCCGGCTTCTATTATTTTTAATTCACTCTTACATCTGTTGAAATCATTGTCAACTACAGATGCAATTGAAACATCCATTTCATCATAAAATGAAGCATATTCAGAAACGTGTTTTCCTCCATCAAGGTGAAGATTATTAAACCTACCCTGTACTGTCATTACCTTTATCTGATGTTTCCAAACCTTCTTGCCTACATCAGTTACACTATCAACACCAAATAAATTAAACACAACATTCTTCCTTAAAAAGCTATTAGTATTAATCCTTCGTATTGGGGTTTGTAGTGGATCCAAATCTTTATAATGAGTTGTACTACCGGCATAACCAATAACAACTTTGTCTTTATTTCTAGATTTACCCTTAACCTCACTCCATTGTAATTCATCATCGTAATCAATAGCGTTTCTAGCAATTATTGTCGGAGTGTTTGGAACGAGACTTTCTATTTTAGATTTAAGATACTCTGTTGATGTCCAAATGTAATCAGCCATTGCGAGGTTAGCCACAATACTACCCTTCCATGTATCATAGTCCACATCATCCCTCCAAACAATTGGATGGTAATCGGGAAGAACCCAATAGTCATCTATGTCCATGATTATTTTAATTCCCTTATCTTTAAACTTATCTATAATTTCTAAGTCATGATAATTATAACCCAATCCCCTGTTAAAGACTAGGTAGTCATATTTGGACGAATCAATATTAGATTCATGATATGTATTTATCATATCAACTGAATGCCCTCTTTCTTTTAGCTTTTCAAATGGCTTTACCAATCTATGGTAGCTAACACCACTTGATTGAGATTTAACTATTACTAAGAATCGCATAAGATACTAATATAATAAGTGATGAAACTGTTATAAGAAATGATGCTAGAACAAGAAATGCTCTAAACATATTATGAAGTTCTGTTTTACCGAACCTCAAAAGAAATTTTTAAATGAATACTGAGACATTAATGATTTCTTCATTATAAATGCCTTTTTGGGTTCCTTGTCCCCCTTTGGTTGCACTTCAATCCAATTGCTAGATGAAAGTATTATTAGTTGTTTTAGCTTCTCTAACTCAATCCAATAAAACCTATGTCCATCATAAAAAACCCACCAATCAGCCTTACTAGAAAGCAATCCGGATGGTTTCCCGCTCATGTATAATTCAATGAAGAAGTTTCCTGTATCGTTACTTCTAACATCGTATTTAACCTCAACGCTTTTGCTTATTTCGGGAATCCAAATATCGTAATCAGAAAACTTTTTAGGAATCCGAACCGCACATTCATATTTTGTCCTAATGTATTCTAATACTACTTGTTCACCCTCATGTCCAAACTCTAAATCTTGACTAAACGTATCTTGTGAATCCTTCATTTGCTATATATTTTTTTAATAATTTATACGGGAACATATCACCGCATTCGTTTATCACGTTTTCTATATTATACTCTGAACACCAATCCCTACAAAGCCAAGCTATAGCATCAAGCTGAGAGGCTAGGAGCCAATCAGTAGTTGATACAACATTTCTCAAACTATCTACCTTATCCGAATCATACTTATGCTTCACAAGCACCTTAATAATTAAATGACTATCATCATCCTCGGATATCATCTTATCATTTAGTCCAAACTCAATCATACCATTTAGATGAATATATGCGTGAGCAATTTTAGTCTGAGCATAACTTTCACTATCAGCCTTTATCTTAATGCCATCAGTAAATACTCTTGGAATGTGTTTGCAATCAAATTTAACTGATGTAAGTTTTGGCTTGTAAATTGGAAGTTTAATCATTTCTTAAAATCTCATCTATTTGATCCTCAATAAAAGTATAAGATAACTGATCATTGTAGTTAATCAAGCAATTAATTAGAATAATCATTGCTTCTTTTTTATCCATCCCCATCAAAACCTTAACTTGAGAATCATTTTCATAGAATGATAACATTTCCTCTAACATTTCAACATTTATTTCAAATGGATTTTTCATACTTGGTTAGTTTAGATTTTACTTTAGTCCAATATTTAATTGTAGATTTCTTTTTATAACCGTAAGTACCACCATTCCAATTCCTTGCAATAATTTCCGAATCAGAATCATTATGATGAAATTCCTTCCATATGTAATACATCTCTATTGATTTGGTGGCACTCCACCTATCCGAATACACATAACGTACTTTACTGCGTTGTTTTTTGAGTATTCTATTTATCTCATCTACCATAACCTCACGAATTTGGAGTAACCCGATGCTAGGGGTTTTCATATGCTTATCTCCTACTGCTGAAGAATCTCCATTGGATTCAACAAGTATTATGCTCTGTAGTAATGTATCAATTGATACATCTTGATAGTCTATAGAGTAATAAGTTTCGTAGGGAATGTTCTCTATTGTTGCGTTTGGTGCTACTATAGCACTAAATAACGCTATTATTGATAATATTGTTTTCATGTTAAAATAGTTCTTCTTTGAATTTACTATTCTTCATTGCTTCGTCAAAGATATCAATTCCATCTAAGAAATACCTATTCTTGCTCAGATTGTACTGCAACCTAAGATATCCCTTCTTAAAGACATCAAAATCTTTTACCTTTTGTGTTTTAACAATAACGGTTTTATCTTCTTCATCAGTTTTCTGATAAGGGCGCCAAACAGAACTAACTGTATCGGATCCATCAGCTATATTACCACCCCCTTTTTGCTTATACATATCGGGTTCGGGATAATTACCGGTTTCATCAATTGTCGGAGTTGTTTGATGATATACTATATGATGACTAACATTAAAACTCTTAGAAAATACCTCCTGTCTCTTGATGAATGATGTTAAATACTGTAAATCATTTACTCCATTAGGTTTACTAACCTTTAAAAATGGATCAATAACTGTAATATTAACCTTATGTAGCTTAATTAGATTCTTGAATTGAGCCTCAATGCTTTCAATATCATGGTTTGAAGGGTAAACGTAAAACAATCTGTCATTAAATTGCTCTATCATTTTCTCACATTTTAGTCTAGTCGAATATTTCGGATCACAACCCAACATTGTTTTTACCCAATCCTTAACAAATTTGTTCCGAGGATAGTTTTCGGGAGAAAATACGGCAACCTTGGCTTCCGGATCTCGTAACAGTTTTATAAGTATCATGAAATACAACCAAGATGATTTACCCTCGTTTGAATACCCTGTCCATGAATGCACCCAACCCTTCTTCCATTTAAATATTCTATCATATTTATCAACAAAAGTTGTCTGAGCATTATTACCCTTGTTTATCCAATCCCAAAAATCAGCCTTATCATCATTAACTCCATCTGACTCTGCTAATGAATTACTTTCGACATATTCTACAATGTTTTTCTTCATTGTTCTAATATGCATTACAACATCCTTCTTTACTTCTTTGGATATGTTTGTCTTAATCACCACCAAATCATGGAGATGATCAATGTTTTCTAAGAACGAATCAATCATTTGCTGCGATGGTTACTTTCCTATACTCACTAAGTACTGCTTTTTTATACAATGACTTGTAATTGCAATAATGAGAGGGTAAATGAACGTTTGTTAATTTCATCCAATCCCTTCTTATCATGTGATAAGTCTCCTCAATTCCATCAAACTCACTCCTCTTATTTAGAAGTAATTCCATGAATACTATTATCTGCATTCTAGCAGCTTTTTTATTTATTTGGTGTGATATTTTAGTCATATATGTATTTTTTTACCTTCTCTAAATCCTTCTTGTCCGTAATCTTAATGCTTTCTTCCGAATTAACAAAGATTTGTTTACAATTCGTTATTTTATTAATTGCAAATATTTCGTTACCCTTCAAAACTAAGTTTACGAATTTGTCCTCTTTAAAATGTTTAAAGTAATGGTGAATTAGTTTAAGTGTCATGTGTTTTCTTTTTATGGCAAACCTTGCATAAGACTTGCAATCCTTCTTTCTCCACAAACAATCGTTCGCAGAATAATGATAAATCTTTAAATGATTTTAATGTACCACAGGGAATGATATGATCAATGTCAACTTCCTTTCTAAGGAACCAATCTTTACAATCAGCACATTGATATTCCCATTTTGCCCTACTCTTTTTAGTAATGGCTCTCCTGTTATCTTTAGCCACTTCATTGTGTGGCTTCCATCCCCTCATATAACGCATTCTAAGCAATGATCTAATCCAACCAAAGAATGCTGCCTCAGTCATTGAGTTATTGTTCCTAGTCTTCTTAGAACGCTTCACTTAATGACTCTAAAGAACAACTCTATTGATATATTCCTGTAGAATGAATCGTAATGGATTGATAATAATGATTTGTAATTTATTTTGATAAAATCAAAGCCGTAGCAATCTTTATCTTTTATGTATGTTGTTAATAAATCTATTGTCATGGTTTTTTAAATTTTATGTTAATTCCGTATTGTCTCAATTCCTTAATCATATGATTTTTACCTATCATAGAACGCATAGCGTGTCCAATGGTTATTGATGGACTTACTGAACTTGTGTAATATCCATTCCTGTTATTCATACCATTATACCCTTCACCACCATCACATCCCACTAACCTTATCTCCTTAACACCTAAGTAAACAAATACACCTATTGCCCTACAAACAGTATCACCACAAGTAATAACAGTATTGTCTATAGGTTTATGCATTAAGGATGTATCCGGTATAACCTTATGCCCTGTATCACCTAAACTATCATATATGTAAGCACTTGATTCATCTACCTCATTTAATCCTTTAGACTTAATAGTAGAATCATACCTACTAACGAATAAATCTAAATGACTGTGGTTACTCTGAATGTCTTTTATATGTGTTCTATGAGAAACAACTATAGCATCCAAATGACTATCAAACTTATAAGCCATATTTACGCCAACAGTAAACTTCCTATCCCAATGATTTTTAGGATAATAATCTAATGAGGCACCACTACCAAATATATATACTACTTTAGGTAGCTTACGCTTATAGTCTGATAATAACATTATACTCTTTCTACTAATTCGTATCCAATAGACTTCTCGCCACTCTTAATCTTATTAATGGCTATATCCATTTTGCGTCTTCCTCTGTTGATTGACTCTTCAGACAATCCAAAGACTTGACACGTGTACGGATATGTCTTTTCGATAGCAATAAAATAAAAATCAGCGGGATTAATCCCAAGAACATCCGCATAAAAAACCGCTTGTAAATCATATCCATATTTTAAAATATCAAATTTAAATGTACTACAATCTCCTGTTGTTTTAAAATCAACAACGTGTAGTATTTCCCCGTTATGGCTATAATGCTTGTCGGGACGGATCCGAAAATCTAAACCGTCTCTCTTAGCATAAAAGCTATGCTCTGAATGAGCATCATAATTATCCTCTAAACTCCTGTAAAATTCATTTGAGTTTAGGTTATCATACATTTTATTTAGTCTAACAGAATCACCCTTTGTTAAAGCATTTGGGTTATCCTTTATAAACTCTTTGTATAATTTAGTTCGTTTATTGGAACAATCATCCGGAATAACAGAATACATCTTATTGAACTCTTTTGTCCCTAATTCACATATATCGTGAAATTGTGTTCCAAACGTTAAGGCATCATTTGGTTCTAGAGGTATTTTTGCTCTATTAACCGAATGCTTATATACACCCTTCAGAAAGGACGAAGAAATAATCTCCGTCCCAACTGAATGATATAGGTTATTAGATAGGTTAGGCAGTTGCTTTACTATCTCAAACATTAAAATGGGGGGTTATTGTCATTGACAAACTTCTTGCCATTCCCGACATAAACAACCGTCTCACCCTTCTTCTTATTACAGT